GTTGACCGGAGGAGGCAGCGCCGCTGGAGGCAGAAGCGCGACTTCAGGAGCTTGCTCGGGACCCGCCAACCCCATGTTCTGGAGATTCGATCCACGGTTCGCCCACTCCATTCCTTCTTCGAAGATCGAGGCTCCCGCCAAGTTGATGAACGGAGGAGTAACCAACCCCGTGGTTCCGATTCCCGCAGATCCCGGTACAGTGCTGATCTTCCCACCAACGTCTGTCATGGTGGTATAGAACAGAAAGGCATTGCCCTGCGTAGGCGTTCCAGCGTCCGCAGCATGCACGAAGTCAATAGTGAAGTTCTGACTTGTGGTGGTGAGGATCTTCGCGAACGTCGGAAACCCTGGATAGTTAGTCTGCAACGTCACGTACTGCCCGGCAGTGTACTGGTTCTTTGCCGAGACCGTAGCGATGTTGGCGGCGATTGAAATCTGTGTGATCGTCGCGGTGCCGTCTGGATAGTTGCCTCTGATGTGGCGTCGATCCCAGGTATTGTCAATCGTGAAGGACTTGCCGTTCAAGAAAGCAGAGATCGTGAACCCCGATAATACAACCGTCTGATTCGGAGAAAACGGATTGCTGTTCTGGTACAACGTGATCTTTCCGTTCTCGATCACCAGGAATCCATACCCCTCTTGAGCCGTAGCTGCGCCTTCCGCCGTCACGCCTCGATCCGCAAAGGGAACATGGCAGTGGAACGACGAGCCGTTCGAGAAGGACACCGGAAACTGCAGACCATTCAGCTCGGTCGCGGTAACCATCCCCGCGAACTTCACGACATCGCCGACATGAAAGTCATTGGTAGCTAAAACATCGAGAAGCCCGCTGCTGATTGTCAGCGAAGTGATCGACGTAGGAGCTTTGGCTGTATCAACGGCGTCGATAGCACCCGTTGCAGAAACGGTGGTGGGGAAATTCGTCCACTCGAACACCACGAGCAAAGTAGTTGGATTGCAAGAAAACACGAAGCCACTTTTTCCGTTCAAAAAGGCCGTGGCTCCCGTGAATCCCGAGAATGTGACTTTGGTGTGCGGCAGAAGAACCGCACCGAATGAAGTATTCGAGACAGCCGTCAGCACATTGCTGGCAATCGTTATCGAATCGATGTTGGTCAAAGAGCTGCCCGAGCTACCGACACACGCGAAGCCGGAATCCTGCGCATCAACCCAAACGCCGCCTGCATAGGTAATCGTGAGTTCTCGATCTCCGTAGTAGGAAACGATGTTCTGAATCGATGCTTGAGCCGGGATCAATCCGTAGTCAGGATGACGGTAGGTCACCGTGAACGTGCAGGTGAGCAAGCCCACATCAAACGCGGACGTGAGAATAACCCCGCCGCCACCAAACGAAGAATCTTTAGTCCCCGTGAAAGAGACGCTCGAACCTACGGGGAACAAAAAATCCGGCTGGACTGGAAAGCTTCCCACGAACTGGACTACGACGGTCAAGACATTATCTGTGACTGTCTGGGTGCCGACCACGGTAGGATCATAGACCCGTTGGTACGGCGTCACTGCGATGTCCTGCACGAGCGGGCCTACGACACCCTGTCCGTTCAGCTCGGTGTGGTTAACCAAGTCGCTGAGTGACATCACGGAACCGGGAATGCCAATCGCGTTTCCGCCTCGACCCGCGCTGTAGTAGCGGACCTTGAGCGCACTGCCGGTTGAAGCCGTAGAGGCAACCGTGAAGAAAGAAGTTTCCCGGAACGTCACGAGATCTGCGAAGACTTGGATGTTCTGGTTCGGGTCGATGAAAAAGTCGTTGATGTTGAATGAAGATTGCGGAGCCCACGCATTCAACGACTGAATCCACTTCTTCTGAACGTCGCCGTCACCAAAATACAAAACGTTCCCAACACTCTGGAACCGCGCAGGATTGGGAAACGCTTTCGTGTAGATAATCTGCTTGGTGTCTGGACCCGTGGCGTCGTAGATGATCGAGATGGTATCCGCGATCACCTTGATCGATTCATCGGTCGTGCTGAACAACCGGAACGAATAGAAACTAAAGACCGGAGGAAAGTCTTGGTTGTTGTAGACACTTGTCCCTGGGCGTCTGATCAGCGTGAGCCGGTTGCTGACCTCCGTGTTAAGGCCGTCGATCAAGCAATCGTTGTTGGCCCCGTAGTATTTCTCGGTCTGCCAGCCAAGAGCGCCTGAGCGCAGGGGATTACGCTGAGTCCACAGTCCCTGGAAAAAGCGAGACGTGTAGATGGGAACAAACTTGAGCGGCTTCCCCGGCGATCCCGCCATCGCGAGTTGATTTGGCATCCAACATTCCTCTACTCGTCAGTACGCACAACCTGGAGATCGTGATCCCCGGATTCAAAAATCTTTTGCCGAACAGCTCTCGGCAATATAATGCAACCCTGACTGGCCGTCCCCGGATTCGCGATGCTGTCGCCGTGGATCAGGAAACCTGATCTACCGTGCATGACATTCTTCGGATCGGGCGTCAGTCGCAGGGTGTACGGACTGTGACTCGAATTGTAGGGTCGCCCGATAGTGTACTTGCCCCTGGGAAGCGGTCCCGTGTTGGGCACATGATCCATGTCGGGATTGTTCTTACCGGCTCCCGCGCCCGCGTACCCGCGAGCGATGATGCCAATTGTGGAACCCCGAAGGCTCCCCGTCATCTGTCCGTAGGTCCACATGGCTAGCCCTTTTTTCCGAGAGCGGCATCCAAAATCTTTGTGAAGGCTTGCTCAAAAGTCTCGTGATGAGACAAGTGATTGTTCAGCAGCGTTTCGATCTTCGTAATACGTCTCTCGTGCCACAGGGCCGCTACTAGAACTGTGAAGAGGATCGATGCGAGTTCAGCGTATGACATGAGCGTTTCCTTGATACGAGATCAGAGACCCTAGTAGGCCCCGCCCTGCCAGTCATAGGGCCATGCAGGACCGACCGGCATGCCATACTTGTACGGACTTCCTCCCGTCAAACCCTGCGACGGGTAAAAACAAGCGTCTTCTCTCTCTCGATCTGCTGCGCGCAACGCCGTAACGATTGTCTCTTCCCACTCCAGGTAGGTCTGGTTGGCGTTTCGAGTTCCTGCGTGCTGATACCCCTTGGCGAGGCATCCCTGACGGAACAGATAAGCGTAGTCGTCGGGAATCGGATCAATCAGTCCCGTGAGCGCTATCAGCTTCGGCGCTCGAACTTGGTAAACAGGCATGATCAACCAGCACAGGCCCGACTGCGCAGGCAAGGGAACTATGCGAACCGCGATACCGTTCGGGTCGGCTACTGTCCAGGTCACGGTGCCATCCACAACCGTTGTTCCCGCCGCCGTAGCCGCTGGGAGAACAGGCTGAACCGCGCCGCTCGTGCCGTAGGGGCTACCGGGTGCCACGAATCCTGTTTGTCCGATACCCGGCGAGTTGATCGACAAGGTAAGACTGGCACTGTTGATGTACAGGATGTTGTTGTTGGCGTCCCTGAACTGCTGAATCGGTGAAGTAATCGTGGGTGATCCATACCCGCAAGGGTACACGGTATTCGCTTGCCACGTTCCCATGATCGCTAGGGAGTTCGGAACCCAGGACAGATTGAAGGGGTTTCCTTGATAAGAGGTTTGAGCCAGATCTCGGACGGCTTCCATTCCGTTGACCGGCTTCGGAACCGTCGAATTGTTGATATCCACTCTCCAGCCCTGCTCCATCCAACCCAGATTGGTGACGCTCGTCACATAGTCCTGCTGCAACGGGACCGTGAGAAACGACGCAATGTTCGCCCGGTTGAACTTCCAATTCATGTTCTGGGCGAGGAACCGCTGCATGATGTCGTTCGCCATCGTCAGGAAAGGTTCCTGCGTGAATCCTGCCGCCGACGTGACCGGTTCCAACTCCGAAAATGACCGGAGATAGTTCACCACACTCTGTAAGGTGATTGTGGATGCCATTATTGTAGACCTCTCGACGACACACGCTGTTGCGTCTTCAGCGCTGAGTCCTGGTTACTCGACTGGAAGATCAGGCGCTCGCTCAAAAAGATGTTGACTTGGCTTTCCGATAAGCCACCGTGGAAGCTGACGAGCTGCTTCAAGAACATGTTCATCGTGAACGGCCACCGAGAATCCCCGAGGTACTCGTAGGCTTTCGCCAAAACTCCGGTACTGTAGAGATGGAACATGTAGTCCGGGAACGGACTCCAAGTGTCACTGGTAGCTGTGAACGACGGAGCAGCCTGCTGCCAAGTGAGCTTCAAGGAGTAAATCTTGTCGGGAGCCGGTAGTAATCGGAAGGTGACCGTACCGACCCCATCGTCCAACTGAGCTGCAATCTTGACGGGCAAATTTGTTTGTAAGTCTTCTCCTAAAGCCAGCGCGATTTCCAGTTCTTTCGATTCTCCGCCGTTTGCGAGGGTGGCCTTCTCAATCCAACCGAAGTTGGGGGCCGCAAAGACGCTGGCCGTTGCAACTCCGCCGACCTCGACGATGGGTCCTACGTTGGCGTTGTTGTAGGCCACTACCAAGACCGTCGCGGAACTTGCGATGACGGTGCCGGACGTTCCATTCAAAAACAGAAGAGATGCGTGGGTGAATCCCGCGAAGTTTACGGTGGCTCCGAACACAGTTGTACCCCCGAAGCCCGCACTCGATAGAGTAAGGACGTTGGAGGTGATTTGAACTGTAGTTGGATTGGGAGCCGTCATGGTGACAGCGGAGGCGGTCGAGACCACGTAGTCCTGAGTTCCTACGACCGTGGTGATTGTAGTGGTCCCTCGGTTCCAGCGCCACGCGAAGGGAGGTGAGAGAAGAGTCTGACGGACCCAGTCGCCGATAGACAAAGCTGGGTCGCCAGTTCGTCCGCCAGCCGGGCCGGACGCGAAAGTAAGCGGTGCCAACCGAATGTACTGCGAAGCATATTGGAAGACTTCCGCAAGGGTGTGAGACATCGCTTATTCCTTTTTGAAAACGCACAGGCCGGGCTTGATTCCGGCTCGGGTATCAGCGCGGCATAGCCTGGGGTCTTATGACGGCTGTCCGCTTCGTATTCCCACTCCCGGCCCCGACCCCCGTCAGGACCAGTGGTGTCCGTCCACCACGCCATGCCTAAACCTACGACGCCAGACGGCCCGCGCTCATCGCAGCCTTGGGGTCGTGAAACGTTCGGATACCAGCCGACGACATCCGATTTCCCGACTTCTGCCGGAAAATCTTTTGGATATTTACGTCGGGGTCGTCTGAGAAAATCTGAAGCTGACAGTTCGTGCAGATCCCAACCACAACGCCGGAATCCAACCGGTGCATCACAATCGAAGACAGTTGGCCGGTAAAATCGCTGTTTTCGCTGGAACCCTGCAGATGCGGACAGGTCGCCTGACTGGAAAGGATCTGAGCTTTCATGCGCTCGTTGACTACGCGCATCGACTCCCGCATTGCCTTCTCATTCTCAACATTGCGGGGATCAACGTAGGGTTTGCGGGCCTCGATGATGGCTTTCGCAAGTTCGGACATCCCCTCAGAAACAATCTTCTCGGATCGCTCGGTTGATGCGCCCACCGCAGCCGCTACAGCGGAACTGATCAGCTGTTGAAGATCCGCTCGACTGATCGAGAGGTTACCGGCACCATCGACCTTCGGTGAAGATTGGGGCTGGGAAGCTTTTGCCCCCAAGGGGTTCTGATTCTCGTTCGGTTCTGGCATGTGATTCTCCTTGAACTGTGCCCAATCCGGGCAACCAGTCGATTGAATTTACTTTCGGTTTCGGAATGCGTACAACTGACGATACCAAACGATGCTGGCTTCTCCTCGGGCGGACCCGAACTCACGGTCGCATCGCTCTTCAGACATCAGGCCCAATTTGATCAGACGGAGCAAAACCGTCCGCCATCCGCGCTTGCTCTCGCGAATAGGAACGTCGCGTTCATCGAACTCGTACTGGGAAAACTCCGGCATCAGACCCGTGGGGATGTAGAACAGGTACTTGAAATCTCGCCCGTCGAGATCCGGCTGAGGACACGGGAAGGTTTGAAAAACGGCGAGATCTCCGATGATCCGGCCATCCATGATATACAGACTGCGGACCAGCTTACGAAGCTTTCGCAGCAAATCTGAATGATGGAGCGGCGTCCCGATCCGCGCCACGTCATTTTCATAGTCTTCTTGGTTTGCCCAACGCTGTCTCTTCGTAGCGTGAGAACTGTAGTTCAACTCTTTGAGCCGGGCGGTGTGTTCAGAAGTCGAGAGTCGCGGGGACGACGCACATTCCGTGCATTGGTCCTTTCGTCCGTCTCGATACGAGGAATCCTTCTGAAAGAATTTGTACCCAAGAATCCTCACGCAGCAGCAACATTCTTTACCGAGGAGATCCGAACTTTCAACAACCTCTCGGTCAATGGAATTCGAAGCTTGATTTAGGTCGTGCATGTCTGTTCCTCTTTCGCAGGAAATAATTTCAAATGGCTGTGGGAGAAGGATTCGAACCTTCGATGGCTTGATTAACAGTCAAGTGCCTTACCACTTGGCTACCCCACATCGGGTTTTCTACGTCTAGCGGCCCGAGCCTCTTTCCTTCCGGGAACCGCCATGTACCGTTGCTTCTCAACTCTCCACTTGTCTCTTGCCGAAGCGTGAATCTTATTTGTCTTAGTTGCGGCTCCGCTGTTGCACGACAAGTGGCTGTAGGCGATGTTCTCTACTGAGAAAAACACCGCAACAGGATCAGGAGCCGACTGCCAAGGCGTTTTGTGCTCCAACGACAGATACTGTTCAGTCTCGATCAATCGGTTACAGCGAAAGCAAACATTGAGATTGAACTTCTGGAGCAAAGAAAACAGAACCATCTTTCTAAGTCGATTAGACGCCGTACCGTGGGGCATGCCCAAAAGACGATCCTTCAGTTCATTGCTTTTTGACATTGGACCTCCGTCCTTATCAAAGCAGAGAGGAGAGGTGTTTAACCCCTCCCCCATGTGGATCAAGCTTAGATCAGTTCGAGCGAGAATTCCGTGAACTGAGCGGTACTGGCAGCCGCGTTTCCGAAGGTGATGAACGGAACGAAACTCAGAGCTGCTACCGTCAAAGCAGGAGCGGCAACGGTGCTCTGAATTACGTCGCTGACAACCTGGATGGTAGGAGTCGGCAGGAACGTGATCGTGGCGCTGTGACGGCTGGCCAGATTCCCGTTCGCACCGCTACCGAGGGTCCACAGGCACTCGGCCACGACAGTCCAGGCGAAAGCACCTCCAGCCACAGCCGCGAGGGCTGCTCCCGAGGTCGCAATCAGGACGTTGGACCCGATGACCGAAGAAGTTCCGAGGGTCAGAGAAGCCAAAACGGACTGAGCAGCGTTGGCTCCGGCGACACCCGTACCGGAAATCCGGACTCGGAACGGCACCCCGTCAAACGAAGTGCTGCTGAAGTACGGAGTCTGTCCGCCGCGAGGCGTACCAAACAACCGTCCGTAAGCGGGACCGAGGATCGCACTGTTTTCGTTTGGCGACAGGGGGTTGAAAGCTCCCAAGATCGCCGACTGCAGCGGAACACTGAGAACGGCAGTGGCACCAACACCGTTATCGGTATTGACCGTAGCCGCTCTTGCTGTAGTCGAAGCCACAGCTTGGGCTGCCAACTGATTTCGACCGGTGCCCGACCGGAATGCTAGGATTGTGTTTGCGTTCATGACGTATCTCCATATACTACGTTGTGGTGTTTGAGCGTGAACTTCGTAGACCCTTGCGCGGGCACTGGGGGAACTTATTCGGGTTTGAAGATCGGCTCTGCTTTCAGCTCACCGTCTTCGATGTAGACCGCAGCGACGCCACCGGGAAGAACCTTCGTTGAGGATTTATCCTTATTGAACAGGTCCCCGGCCTCGCGTATGACGCTGGAGTGAGCAACCAAGAGCGTCGGCGTCCCGCTCCTCAAGGCCCACCTCACCGCGTCTACAAGCATCGGTCTAACTCGTCCTCGAAACTCGTTGAACGACTCTCCACCAGGGAAAGGTTCGTCCGGATTTTCTGCGTGACAGCTGACTATCTGTTTATTCTCGGGAGTCTTCTTTTGCCCGCCGAGATCTCCGACATCCAAGTCCTGGAGGTTCCCGTTACCGTGGTACGGAAGACCTACCTTGGCCTTGTTAATTATCATGGCCGTGTGACGACTGCGCTTCTTCGGTGAAAAGAATATGGAGCCTAGCTCGATGGGCTCAAAATAAAACGACAGCGCGTGAGCATCCCGCCAGCCACTCCCATTCAGATCCGGATCGAGATGACCTTTGAAACAGTTGCTCTCGTTGAGATCCGTCATCCCGTGCCGGGCGAGGTACACTAAAATCTCATTAGGCTTTTGCACCATGATCATCTCCGTCCAGATCACCCTCAATGGCTGACTCCACGACGGCGATGACTTCTTGCTCGGCCTGCTCTTCTTTCTCGATCTCTCGGACAAACAAAATCAGCTCGGGGTGCTCGGCCTGTTTGTAGCCCTTCTTTCGCATGAGACGGATGGCGGCTTTTCGCCACTCATACGAAGCTGATTCGTTTCGAGCCACGTCGAGCAGAATGCTTGCTGGCAGGGGATCGAGTGTTTCGTTGATGTCTGGTTTGGTGTTGAGTATCATCCTATCCTCGGAGTAAAACAAAATTGGCAGACCGACTCGGATTCGAACCGAGAACTCCTGATTTGGAGGCAGGCGTTTTATCCGGTTGCTACTACCAGTCTGTGGTGGACGAAGAGAGAATCGAACTCTCGGCCTCCGCATTGCAGGTGCGGCGCTCTCCCGGCTGAGCTACTCGCCCTTTTCCCGTTGATTGATGATAGCCGTGACATCGGAAACTTTCTTGATCGCGCCTGCCGCGATGCCCAGGCACTGACCATCTTTCGAGATAAAGCACTCGCCCGCTTCGTTGAACTCGACCTTGTGTCCGTTGAACTCAGCGGACGTAAAGTTGGGCTCCACAACGGACTCGTCCGGATCAACAAAAGGGTCGAAGAGTTCCGGCTCCGGGTGCGTTTCAAGAATCGTTTCGACTTCCGCAGCAACTTCCGTCTCGGCCTCAACTTTCACTTCTGAATTCGTTTCGTCTGACATGATATCCTCCGTGTGAATTAGTTGGAGCCGCCCGAGGGACTCGAACCCCCAACCATCGGTTTACAAAACCGCTGCTCTACCCTTTGGAGCTACGGCGGCGGAATTCTTCTTGCGACCGATCATGATCGTCTTGCGTCCGTGATATCCGAACAAGTAGTTGACGGTGTCCTGGGCGCTCTGATGGACGTGCAGCAACCAGGGAAGATCGTACCTGAGCGGCATACTAAGCGCCGCGTTGCCGAAAGAATCGAGCATAGAAAGAATAACGGCAACCCGCTTGTCGTTGACAGCGGTAGGCAGAGGATCTGGATCTGGACGATGCCGCGCTTCATTGTTTCTACCACATCTCTGACATTCGAACATCGTGATGTGCTGGCCTTCGTCCGCAAATCCCGCAACCTCTCCGCAATATCGGCACTGAGCTTTTGAGCATTCGACATTCATAAATGGTGTAGGGGGCAGGATTCGAACCTGCGTAATCCACCAAGGGATGTCGGTTTTACAGACCGGTGCGTTTAGCCGCTCTGCCACCCCTACGAGTTTACTTCCCAGACGAGTTCACAAGTCAGACTTGTCAACTTTTCTGGCGAATAAACTCGACAAAAATCCAGGAGGGGTTTGACCCCCTCCCGGAAGAATCACGAAACGAGACGGAGGTTGACTCTTTACGACACCGACAGATTTGTGGGAGCGGGCGGCGTATTGTCAATCACCACCTGAACCACTTCTGTCGAAGGCGTAGAGGCCCCGCCGTTTTTCACTGCGCTCACTCGATAGAATTCGGACACCGCGCCCGCTGAAAACGTCTTTGATCGGGCGTTCGCAAACACTGACTGAAAGGAATTCCACGGACCCGCCGCTGAAGGACCCGATTCGACTAAGAAACTGTCGATCAAAACCTCGTCGGCTGCCGGGTAGTCCCAGGTCAGCAATACACTTTGTCCCGTTCGTTTCGTTATGGAAGTCGCCATTTTGTTTTTCTCCTGGAGGTTAAGAGTGCAATTGAAAAAAAATTCAGGGGACGCCCGTTCCTCTAAGCCGTATGTGTGGTCGCGAGCCACCAGCGCCGGTTCATCTAGTCCCCCGAAGGGTTGTAAATTCTGAGCGTCCCACCAATCCGGCAGGACGCCCTGGGAGAGTTTGCGATTAGAAAGATCCGATGTACCAGGACAGCCGCTAGGCTTCAGCCGACGTTGGGAGATCCAATCCGAATCTCCCTCGGTCCGCCGAGAAGCTTAGCTAGAGCTGGTCTCGCTCTGCAGCCGACGAAGAACCATCGTGCTGCCGGGACGCAACGTGTTTGTGTATTTCACGTTGTAGGAGACCCAACCCCCGATCTGACGAGCAGGATCGGCGACGCTGCCCTGTGCGGGAGCTTCCTGGATCAGCAAGCGGTAGTTCTTCTCGCCGGATTCAGGATTCTTCCCGAGGAACACGGAGAACAACGCATCATCCGCGAAGATGTATGTGTTGTAGTACGTGTTGCCACCAATGAGGGAGCTTGGTGCAGTGGTGGTCTGCTTGAACCGCGTACCGGCGAACTGGATGACTTCCTCGTTCGCAAGAGGAGCCATCAGTTTGTCAACTGTAGACTCGTTGCGCTTCAGAATGTCAGTCAAGCCGTTTGCGCTGGTGTCATTCAGCACATCATGCACGACGAACGGATGGATGATCCCACCCCAATACCCGTCCTTCGTCAGCGGACGAGCGTTGACACCCGCGAGTTGCTGGGTAGCAGTGCGGATGTTGTTGGCAGTCAGGTAGGACCCGTTGGCCAACAGGATGTTGACGCTGGAATCCACCGCAACAGCGGCGTCAGCGGTCAACTGAACGAGAGAGTTGAGGGTCAGCGCCAACCGGTAGTTCAATTCGGTTGACAGGTTCTGCAACAGTGACGGATCGTCGATTGCAACGTCCATCGCCAGATCGGAGCTGTTGATGAAATCGGCGTACTGACCGATTGTCGCCACGATCTTGGTCGAAGACTCACTGATGGGAGAACCGACCGTACCTTCCGCAGCTTGGTTGGTGTTGGCAGCCAAGAGAGCGTAGGTGAAGAATTGGATCTGGTTACCAGACCGGAGCGGCAGAGGTTTCTGCTTTGTCATGCTCAGGAATGGGGTCTGCGCCTTCAGGTTGGGAATTGCTCCGCGCTCGTAGTAGATGGCCACGAGGTTGGGCAAGGCACCTGAAGTCTGGATGCTTGCTGGTGAAAAAGCCATGAGAGTTACCTCGAAAGGTTGTTACTTCTAGCGCCGAGTCCCCAACCGGAGCTGACGAACGCCGTGGAGTAATTTCTCCACATCGCCGTCAGACAGGCTGTCTAACTCTTCGACTGAGGGCGGCGTTGCAGCCTCGGTGTTTCGAGCCACCGTTTCCGATGTACGAATACCAAGGTTTGCGTTGCCCGCTCTCGGACGCCTTTCACGAACAATCCGGTCGTTAGAGGTCGTCGGGGTGGCAGCAGCCGGAGTGACCGGCGCTGCTGGCGCTGCGGGTGCAGCGGGAACTACAACTGTGTCAGCTTCCTCTTCTTCGACTCGGAGATCCAACAATCCGTCGTTCACCAAGTCTTGGTAAGCTTCGTCCAAAGTCTCAGCCGTCCACTGTCCGGCGTTGTACAGGACCTCGATCATCGCGTTCGGATCGCGCCCTTGCAGTGGCTGATTCAACTTGTACTTGCACAACCAAGCAATCAGAGCTTCAAAATTCTTTTCATACGGAACGTACTCCTCGTGAGTCCTCAAAAATTCCTTGGAGATCGCTTCCGCCGACAGCTCGTCTGAGGCTGCCTTTCCGGTCTTTGCCACCTTCACGAATTCCTCAAGAGACAATCCAGTCTTCTTTTGGAACCATTGCCCGATGGCGGCATCCGGATCATCTTGCAACTTGGTCTTCAACTCGAAGATCTCATCCGCCGTCAAGTTGCGATACGCGGCGCTGGCTGGAACAGAAGCGGGAGCCACGGGTGTATCCGTAGAATCGATGCCGAGCTTCGTTTTCTTGCTCAGCTCTCGAATCTTCTGCGTCGCGTTGATCTTTCCAGCAGACAAGTTGACGAGCAACTCATCCTTGGTAGATCCGTAGAAAACCTCGACGGGAGCCCCGGTGTTTGAATCCAGGGTAGCTTTCCAGCCTCGGTTCCCGTGCTCGATGGTTACCTGCGAACCATCTTCATAGGCATAGACCTGGGGCTCGTCGGCAGCCTTCGGGGTTGCCGGAGCCGGGTCAACAACGGGAGCGGGGACCTCCGTCGAGATCCCTTGCTCGTCCGCTATCTTTTGAATCTCATCCTCAAAGCTTCCTTCCGGATCGTTCGGCGCGAGAGGCGCAAACAAATCGTCGGCAAACGGATCGGGAACTACAGAGGCTACGTTTGGCATGTGAATCTCCTTGGACCTCTGGCAATCCGCCAGAACGGTCAATTGTTTTTGTCAGAAAAAGCGATCAGTTTTTCTGACCGCGCCTCTGACCGACCAGGGCTTTATGTCCGCTGGCCTCATGCGCTTTGCGAAAAGCGAGAGTGCGGAAGGTTACTCGACAAACACCGCAGGTCGAGCGGAACAGATATAGCTCGTATTTCCGTTTCCGAATCGGGTTGTAAGTCCGCTTCGGCAGACCTTTGGCTACTTTCTTCTTTGTGATTGGCATGGCATGTTACCTCCTATGTCATGACAACCTCCTTTCTAAAGCGTAGGATTTTTTGAAACGAAAACCACACAAGACTTGTTTCGAAACTACAAGCTTTCGGGAGGAACCGGGCTCATCATCCGAGCCGCGTTCTTCAGAAACACTGGAGTCGGCGTGTTCACAGCTCGATTCACGTCTTCCGGAAACTTAACCGCTAGATCGTTGAGGGCGTAGGCAGCGGCATGGGCTTCCTTCACATGTTCGCTACCCGGAGAGAGTTTCAACAGATCGTAGGTAGCTCGATCCGCGTAGCTCTTGAGCGTATCGATCAGAATCGTGTACGCCTCCGTGTGGATGACCTGAGCCAACGTTCGACCCTTATCCCACAACTCAACTTCGAACCTCTCTTCGTCAGTGAGCGTCCTACCCAGACTCGCCTCGACCCTGTCAACCATCAAGCTCTCAGCCATAAATTAAACTCCAAGCCCCGCTGCGGGGGCGGCTTCGAGACCGGCAGCCGGAGCCGCTTCTTCGGCACCGATAGACTCTTGATCGAGTCCGTGCTTCAAAACGTCCCTGCCAGCTCTCGCGATGTTTTCCTGTTCAGCTAGGTCTGACTTGTTATCGTGCTGCTGGGCTAGGGCTGCTTGAGATGCTTGCGCCTTCGCCGCTGCTATTGCTGCGGGAGAATTAGCTTGTGCCTGTTGCTTCTCTTCGTCCGTCATATTCACAACGACATCGTCATAAGTCTTCCAATCGGACACCGCGAAGAACATCTTGACGACTTCCTCGATCTTAACCTTCTTGCCCTGCGCCGCCAGCTGTTTGGTTGTCTCCGGACTGGTCAAGAACTGAACGATCATCGGCAGAGATTGTGCCATCGCCCTGCGAGCTTGCAGTTTCGCGGCAGCCAGGATAGCGAACTTCACTCGGGCGTTCAGGATCTCAAGGACATCACCCTTGGTCTTCATGAACTCGTGCTGCAGCTCTTCTCCGAGAATGTACTTGATAGCCGATACGGGTAGCATTGCCCGGTTCAGCTCGTGAGCGTGATACAAAAACGGAACGATCACATTGTTGGACAACTTCTCTACGAAGTCCGCCACGCGGGAGCCCGCGCCAGCAGCCAGAAGATTGGCTCCGGACGCCGTGCGCGCCAAACTGGAATGTCCGCTTTGACCGGCAACCCCTTGCATACCAGGATCGCTAACGCCGGAAACACGCTCAGAGCGGGATTCAGAGAACGCCAGCATCCGCTCGGCCTCGGGGACTGGGTTGAGTCGCTCCAGGGGTCTGAAGTCGTCCTTGTTGTCTACATCGACGATCTTACCAGGGGAGATCCGGATACTCTGAGTCGGAACGCTCTTGCCTCGAACACGGATGTAGACCCCATTCAAATTCAACGCCGCATTATCGAGATAGAGGTTCGTGAGCCCTTGCTGCAACCGTTGCTCGGCCCCGATAACCTTCGCGAGACCCATCGACCAGAAGGCTTCGGGAACATCCCACCAGCCAACCGACAGAAACGGGATCTCGCCGTAGGGGTTCTGGTCATTGCAAATCACGACCTTCTTATTCAGAATCGCGATACACTTTCCGTTGTCCCAGCGCTCCAAAACTTCAAGCGGCTGTTCGAAAGGATCTTCGGTGGTGGCTTCGTAGCGAGCTTCCGCTCGGGCATCCCACAACGGATTTCGATTCGTTATTTCTGACGGCGCGGCCTCGACTGGTTCCTTCGGAGGCAGGAACAATTGGAGCAGCGCCTCTTTCGATGGGATCGTGAATCCGGGACGCTCTCGGAGCTTGTCGAGATCCGACCAAGTCAAGTACATACGATGAACGACGTACTTGCCCTTGTTGATGCTTGGGACGTTGAGACCTGGATCGACGAGCACATACCGGAGGTTCGTGATGTTCTCGAAGACAGGGCGGTCAATGACCTCTTCAACGAGCTGCTCTTCGATGGCGTCATCGTCAGAGACGGCCTCGATAGCGATATTCGGTAGAGTATCCGCGACGTTTGGTATGACCGCTTCTGGAGCCGGTCGCACGTAGATCTTCCGTGTTCGGGTGAAGGTCTCCCACCCCCATTTCCAAATGCCGGTGCCGAAGAGAACCGCGTTGAAGCATCCGCGTTTGAGTTCCTCGCGGAATCCGATGTCTTCCAGCTGGTAGGCCAGCAGCGCACCGATAGCACTCGCGGTGGTCTGCGATGTGCCGGGCCTCTTCTGAATCATGAACGGCGGATCGTCGTAGAACAAGCCGTTGATGATCTGGGGAACCAGAGAGTTCACCGCTGTAGCAACGGTGAAGAAAGGCACGTTCGCCCTCTCGGACTGCGTGCCTTCCCAGTATTGCGCAGTGTACGGCGACTGATACAGCGTAGTTGCCGAGGGCCACTGCATGACCCAGGCTTTCGTCGAGGCGAAGTTCTCCGCTCTTAGAGCGTCTTGAACGACAAGCTTCAACGCCGGGTCATTGCCCCAGATATTGTTCGCGATAACTGCTGTTGCTTCCTCGGGAGTTATCGGGGCATGAACGTTTACTGACGGTTGTTCGAGCAGCATGGGTCACTCGGTTCGGAAGAAATTAGCCAATGGAAACTTTGGGATCGATGACTTCTCCGACCTTGGTTTTCTTGTAACCCTTGCAGGTCTGCGAACCGGACAAAAAATCAACTCCGCATGGATTGTCGAGTGATGTTCCACCCTCGCTGTTAACGCTCGCGTGGAATGCCTTTCCGCCCTTCCCCCACTCGGAAGGACCATCAACAGACACAGACTCGTTGGCTCGCGGGGACTCCTGATTATCGCTCTGCTTCACGAGCATGTCTTGACCTTCCGCGTCCCCGTGGGCTCCACCAGATTGACCGTTAGCAGCCTTGACAGACTGAACATGGAACTCGGACGCCTTCGCCTTGTAGGGATCTTTCTGACTTGGGTTCTGATCGACCAGTTGATTATGTGACATTGTTTTTCCTCTGTTACAAAGTTGGGTGCGTATTTATAACTACCCCAGAATTCCGCTCCCAAGAATCGGTTCTAAGCCACCAGGGGCGGGAGACGACCTCATTCCGGAATCTTCAGGCACTGCGACGATGGGTTGAGATATCGGTGATGTCACCCAGTTGAGTTCGCCAGTCTCTGGGTTGTGCGTCAAAAGGAATCCACCAAACGGCGATGAAAAATCTTCTTCAAACAAAAGCTTCCATCCGGCTTCGACTTTGCTCCAGGTCTGCGTTTCGTTTTTCGCGATTGACTGCGCCATCGCGGGAGCGTGCTTCAGTTGCCGAGATATCACATCAGGGATATCATCGTGGGCACTTGCGCCCATGCACTTCTCGAACTCATCGTACAACACACTGAGAAACGGAAGATGGGCCGCAAACTTCATACGACTGTCATCCAACCACGGCTGCAGCGCTGCCATGCGAATCTTCTTTGCGTCTTTGTTGGTCTCAGCAGCGACCCAGTCGATTCGGCTGAAGAGCCCGATGATGTAAGGATCGCCGGTCTTCAGAGACTCTGACCTGATCGCGGGCTCCAAAAGCTTAGACCCCGAGGCGTCTTCAATCGAAACGACGTAGGGTCGGTACTTCAAAGCAAAATCGACAACAGCCTTCGCAAGCTCGGAAGGCGTGAACCGGGCACGAATCAGATCGTGTACGAAGAATTGACCTTTGTCATTCCAGATCGCCGACGACGCCGTGCAGTAGTCTCGACCTTTCTTCTTGCTAAACGCAAAGTCCCAGGTCTGACTGACCGGCCCTCGCGACGGAAGCTCCGTGAACGGAACCGTAGCCAAAATCAACTTGTCGCGCTCGAAAATCGAGAAGGTCGAAGAACGTGGATTCTGGTTGAGCTGACCTTCGAAAGTCTCTTCATTCTCGCCGAACTCTCGCAGCAACCACGGGTACGGCATAATCTTGGGAAGCAGAAGGTCACAACCTTCGATGCCCGCTTCCTTATAGGTGGCGGGCTTTCCCTCGATCTTCAGCTGCTTCGCTACCTCGGGCTTTATAGTAATGGCGCGCCCGATGAGGATCTTCGTGCAGGTGCTGTAGTTTTCAGTGTACTCCCAGGCCGGTTGCCGGTTGGTCTTGATGTCGCCGACGTTCTTCTCGATCAAGACTCCGTAGTGATCTTCCTCGGCATACCGCGTACCGATCATCTCGAAGTAGTAGTCGCCCGGTCGCAGCAGTTTCTTGGACAGGAAGATCTTCTTCGAGATCGACTGGCATTGCTCCGGGCTCTCAGAATTCTTATCGCAAACCGCGTCATCAGCTTTGATCAGCTCGAAGTGCAAACCAGACTTCGTTGATCCAATTGAGGACGCCAGGACCGTGGGCTCTTTGCGATGGACCTTCTTCGCAGCCCACACCGGGCAATTGAATTCGAATTGATTGCCTGCGTCGAGTTCCTTTTCGGTCATGCAGAACTCGGGGAAGAAGAGGTTCATCAAGCTGACATCGTCTTCCTTCGCAGCGAAATGACCCTTCAACTCCTTTACGAAACCGATGGCGAGATCATCGACACCGGTCAGGAACAGAATCCGGATCTCAGGAGAATTGAGAATCCACTGAACCGCGTCACAGACATCAATCGTACTTTTGAATCCGCCACGAGGCCAAAGTAGCAGGCGCTGCTTGAAGCTGTCTTGCTCTCCGATCTCTTTGTCCGGCGTCTTCTGCACGAAAAAGTCGCAGACGATCTGATACTCTTCTCGGGTGATGCGATTCTCTTTGATGTGCTTGTCCACGCCAGCCGGGTTGGTGCCCCAGCAAAAGTATTTGACAAGCCAGAAGAGATCCGTTTTTGAACGGCGTCGAACCTCTTTCGAGAGCGGAGCTTTTTCGAGGCCCGCTGACTGCAGGCTCCGCAAGGTGCCACGAACATCGACACGGGTGATGTACTCGTAGAGAACATCGTCCGGAATCTTCTCCGGGGTCCCGTGCTTTTCAAGTAAAGTGTCGAAGGTTTCGAGCATCTGGTTTTAGTACCAGATGAACAGTTGGCCGCTGTCAATCTGGGTGACGATGAAGTCGATCCACTTGATCCCGCCCTTCTTGAATTTCACGTACTGAGACGCTGCGACAGAATCTGCGGTCGCGTGAAATAGAAGCGTGCCGTCCGAAGCCTCTACCCTCACTTCGTGTCCCGCAGCAGCCGGGTCATGCCACAAAATCGCCTTGGGGTAGATCGCAAAAGTGTTAGGTGACACACCACTCTCCACGTACCCCTTTTCCATGACCGCATCAAACATCACGGGACCGCCGCTCAGCTGAACCGGAGCAGACACGGTGACCGTCAAGTTATCTCCGCCCGACGAACTGATTGTACCGTCCGTAACAGAGATGACTGCAGTCTCTACGGAATTAAGAAAGATCTGCGTAGTTGCGACGCCCGCGACAAAAGTAATAACAGTCGGCGAACCAAAAGGCTGGTCTACGTTATCTTTGTCTTTGGCGGTCGGGGCTCCCAGAGGCCGATTCGTATCGGACACCGAAGCTCCGCTGAAGATCAGGGTCTTGTCTCCAGAATACGCCGGGTTGTCTGCGGTAATGGTGATGATCTGACTTCGACCCGCGACTTCCGTACCGCTGCCGGTAATCGCGAGCGAGGTAGCTACACCGGTGTCCGCAAACGGGGCTTCGATAGTCGTTCCGGTGACATCGGCATCCAAGACGTTTGTAGAACTGTCGGGCTCGGGATCAACACCCTCCATCAAATAATAATAGGTCGCAATGTCTGCGTGCTGCGTACCCTCCGCAGGAGCCACCTCTTTGATCTCAGCGAGAGTCAGAACCTCGTCATAGAACAGCGCGACCTTTTGAATCTTTCCGGGGAAAGGTTCCGCAATCGCAGGAGTGCTGGTGTGCCGGGCACCAATAAGCTGAGAACAATTGGCGGGCGAATTCAGGACGCGGCTGCCCGGAACCGTGGTATGCAGAGCAACGTTTGCTACCGTGGTTCCGACGTAGAACCGGATTTCATTGGCTACGCTGTCGTTTACAATCGCAAAAAATTTGCCGTTGCCGATCCAACTTCCGGCGACAGTCGCGTCAGTAGCGCCATGACCGTTTCCGGGGCGGAACCGGATTTTGCAATCCACGACTCCACCTGGAACCAAATACACTTCGAAGCCATTACCGGTGCCGGAAGCTTCGTGACCGGCAATGCAGATCTGCACCACTCCGGGGTCCGAAGTCAGCATGACCCACGCGCAAAAAGTGAAGTCGTTGCCAGCACCTTTGGACGCCGTCAGGCCGGTATCCAGATAGTCACCGATGGTTCCGAATTGTCTCGATACGACCATTGGCGTGCCTTTTAAGTCGTGAAGTAGATGTTAAGAGTTCCGCTGTCGAGCACAGACACGCGCCATTGAGCGGGCCATCGCACGCCATCCGCTACTTGAAAATATCCGCCTTCACCGGCAACCGCACAGGTGCCTGTAAACAGAATCCTGCCGTCCACGTCGTCGATGATCTCGAACGCATCGCCCGGTGCCGTAGGGTTATCCCAATGAATGACCCGAGGGTAAACCAAAAGATTGTTCGGGACACCGAGAATGGTGTCTTGGTAGCCATCCGGCA